TATCGTATGACTGTGGAGATTTTTTATTTGTTGCTATAAAAGCAGCTCCAAGATCTGGTCTGTCTTTTTTAGCTTCTGTATTAAAATCATCTGACATTAAATAACTCCTTTGGTTTGCAGATTAGATTTAAGAGTTTTGAAATCTTCCATAAAGGTGGTGTAGGCAATTGGATTTTTAATCTTCAATTCTCCTAACATTGCTTTATTTTTAGATAACCACTCTGCGTAAGATCCTTTGTGTGAGACAGCTTCTAATTCTTTTAATGAAGCTTGGATCTTTTGGTCTTGCTGCATGATTGCAGCGGAAACTTCTTCAGCAGATGCTATTCCATCCGAAATAAATGAACAGAATGCTAAACTTCTTCCAACTGCCGATGTTTCGGCATTTTCCAAAGCTGAAGTTTGATTTATTCTTGATGCAGTTCTTTTTTCTTCTGCATGACCAGTAGATATGTGTTTTCCATCAACATATATATCTGCTTGCATAACAACAGTATTTGCATCAATACTTACTATTTTAGTTACAATATCTAATGCAGTTCCAAGAACTCTTCTTGCTATTGCTATTCTTAATGCAACAGTTGCATAGTTTTTTCCATGTATAGAAATTGTTTGTCCATCTAATGATTTTTTAAATTCATTAACAGCCTGGACTAGCTTATCTTTTATATCAGCCATAGTGTTATTCCTCCTATTATTAAAATAAAGAGAGCCGATAAAATTCTTCTCTTTACTTGTCGTTTGTATTTGTCCATTTGTTTCTGGATATAAAATTCTTCTAACTTCATGACAGCTTCCATAATAGTTTAGCTTCTTTTAATAATTCTGGTGGCATGCCATTCCAGGCAAAAGGATGATCTAGGTTCATGTCCATCATACCAGCAGCTTCTTCAATAATTTCTTCTCTGGTTAAATGTTCATGCAATGCTAAAATCTTTTCTCTTCTTCTGAAAGTATTAAACATAATTTGTAAATTCTTTTTCATTCCATCAACTGTTAAATGTGGACAGTTGGTGCTATCAAAAATTTTGTAACCATCTTTGGTTGCGTAAAGTAAATATGCTGGAACTTTAAAATCAAAGTTAGCAGCATAAGTTGCAACTTGAACAAGATGATTAAAACTAGCGGTAGCTGGTAGAGAGGAAACAAGAAAACTTCTACTTCCATCCTTCTTAACTTTACCTAATCGGCTCCACTTAGTTTTTAGTTCAATAATCTTATGTGGAAAGGCATCCGCCAATAACTCGGATGTCGGACTACTCTCTTTTGGAGGATCACCGAACACATGTTTATTGATACCAAAATCAAAATCAATCCTACCTACTGTGGGGAGTAATGATGAAAAAAAACCACTAGGAGATTGGATTGATATTTGTCTTTCGCAAGTTACAGGACTTGCTACCGCTAGTTCTTTTAATCCAGATAAAGCATGATTAATTACTTCTGGAATTTCTTCTAAATATTTTTGCTTTTTATCGCTGTCCTTCTCATCGTTAGGAACATACTCTTTTAATTTTTCTATCTCCTCCTGGAGAGCTGCATCTTTTGAAATTTTTTCATTTGTTGTTGGTGCAACTTTTTTCTTAACTGGATGTAATTTATAAATTGTGTCTGCATAAATTCTTTGAAGAACTTCTCCAACAATTTTGCCAGCTTCCATTGCTGCATTAGATGGAAGTAATTCTCTTCTCATCTTCTGGTCCATGAATACATACTTGAAAAGCCAAGCTGCATCTGGAATAGAAAATTGAGTTGGAGAGTAATGGTTAATTTTTAATTTCTGTGCAAAGAGAGGAAGTGTGTTTTGTAATGCTTCTTGTAAAGGATCAGAAACTGGTAAGTCTTTTGTTGGATTTGATTTTATTATCATAGAAACTGATATAGTTTCTAAACATAAAACTACAAGTCAATCTTATGACTTTTGTCCAATTTTGTCTTGAGTGTTCTTTTTGTTATGAGTGTTGGGAGTGTTGGGAGTTTTGTTCTCAAAAGGTACAATATTATCTTCAGCAAAAACTTCTTTCATAAATTTATCAGTCGTATCATTTCTATAAAGAACACCAGCAGCACCTACTCTTTTGCATGGCAAAATATCTTCTGAAGTTATTGTTAATCTATTTCTAAATTGATTAGATCTATTGTAAGCAAGAAATTCGATTGTTAGACCAAGCTTTGCATATTTTTTAACAATGTCATGTTGGTTCTTCCATTTAATCGGTCCATAACTTTCATCATATTTTGGAAATTTATCTGATTTTACTTTTCGTTTCTTCATGCTCTTTTTGGTGCGTAAATATCTTCTTTTATATAATCAAAAATTTTTTTCATTTTCTGATCTGTTTCTTTATTTTTACTTTCAAAAGATTTTTCAGTAATTTTTCTTCTGTACTGGTCAACTTTCAATCTTAATTCTCTTAAATCTTTATACATTTTTTCTAAAGATTTGCCTTTACCTCTTGTTGTAATATTTTTTCCAGAAAGTTTTTGATTTTCAATCCACCAATGCTGTTCAGCAATTTCTAATTCTTTTTCTAATTTTTGTAACTGTTCGTTTTCGTTAATCTCTTTAAATTTAACATCAACTATTGGAGCAAACTTAACTTTATCAACTGCAACAAAAGCAATGATTGGTGTAATAAATTCTATATCTGGATTATTTAAAATTGTTTCTTTATTTCTATATGGATCAGCATTTAAAATTTTTGTTTGACCTCTAAAGTTTTCATATATGCCATTGTAATAATTTGTATAAAGCTCATCCATAAAACCTTTTTCTTTCACACCAATAAAACAAACTTTATTTTCACAATCAGTTTCTTTTTTATTAGAGTAATAATAATATGCTATGTGGTCATTATAAACTGAACTTGGCGATGTAATTTTAATAGCTTTTATTTCTCTTGCTTTAGAATAAAAATCTCTTGGACATAAAACATTTTCTGATTTTGTATAATCAATATCTACTTGACCATCTTTTTTAATTAAATCAGATCTTCCAGTTAAAGAAATTTTAATAGGTGGAAATAAAATATCTGCTGGATCACAATTAAAGTAATGTGCATATCTTAAAGCAGCTTTTCTATCAACATCTCTAGTTCCTCTGACATGATGATAAACTGTTGAAATATCAAATCCTAAAGCTTTGCTTAATTGTGGAATTGATGTGTTTGTTTGTGCAATTCTTTGAGTAAGTATTTCTGCTGGAGTTAAATATTTATAAACTCCTTCATCAATTACATCTTTTGTTGCTGCTGATTTAAAAGCTAATGGATTTTGTTTTATCTCATCTTGTAAAAATTTTGGAATTTCAGCCTGTGTATCTTCTACTTCTTTTATTTTTTTTTGTAATTCTTCTTCTAAATCTTTTTTTATTTCTTTAATTTTCTTTTTTAATATTTCCTCTTGAGATATTAATTTACTCATCACTTCAGTTTTTTGATTTTCAATAAATTTTAATTTTGCCATTGAATGCCAGTCAATAATATCTTCATGATAATAATCATCTGTATTTGCTAAAATAGTATCTAAAACTCTAGCTGGTGGACCAAAAGTAATAAGTGTTATTCTCTCTTGATCTTTTCCATATTTATATGCTGCTGATCCTATGCAAAAATTGGCAATGTTTTCGCTTTGTGAAAGTAATGATTTTTTTGGATCTGTTACTGATCTAAATGAAAAATCTATTTGACCAGTAAATTTTTTAATACCTCTACCGATTTCAAACTCTTCAATTCCAGTAGATTTATATTGGAACCATTTTATCTCAAAATGATTTGGATCTATGTTTTTAGCTTTATCGCTTACAACCATGCCTAGTTATATAATGATATATTATAATACTGCAAGTGATATTGTAGGTTATTGTCGAATATTTGCATTTAGTTCTTGACTATCTATCTGCACTAATTAATGAGGTTTTATGGCTAGAAATGAGCAATATCCAGGAGTTTTGAAGACACCATACTCAATATGGCATAGAAACCAACATAATGGCATTGCATATAGTGATATTGATAAGATTTCACAATGTCCAGCATGTGGAAAAGCCTTATTTACTGCGGATTTAATCTTTAATGCCAATAATCAATATAAAACAAAGCCTTTTTATACAAAGAGAATTTACATTGAAATAGCAACAGCTTTGAAAATACCTTTTTTTGAGCTGTATTATACAACAGAAGGCAGAGCAGATAATGGACCTTTAAAGAGCCTCTCTGTTCGAAGAATAGCTCCAACTAAAGGAGAGCTTCATCACATCGATTTAGACAAGTGGTTACAATATTTAGAATTTAAGGTCCAGGAACACATTCCAGTTTGCCAATCAAAAGACTACCTACTCAAAAGAATTTCTGAAGATAACGAACACAATAAAAATTTTATAAGGAGGAATAACTATGTCAAAGTTTTATCTAACAGATCCTAATATTATTAATGCAGCACTAACTGATAAAGAGTTTAGAATTTATCACTATTGTTGTTCAAACTATAATGTTCAAAAGAGATCTGCCTACATTAGAATTGTAGATATAGCTGGTTTGTTTCAATTAACTAAAAAAGAAGTTGAAGAGCTGCTAATTAAATTAAGTCAAATTAAAGTCAACGATCTGCCATTAATAAGTATGAAACAAGAGAAGTTTATTTCTTTTGATATGCCAAGCCATAAAAAATTTATTGAAAGTTTAGGTTTTAAAAAATATTCCAATCAAGGTTTTAGAACTTTAAATGGTCATTTCAAACAGATTAAAGATGCAGAAGAAGTTAAAATAAAAAGTTATTTATATCCAACATTGGACCAGTACGAACTCCTGGAGAAGCTAGAAGATTTGCCAACAGAGGAGTTAAATAAAATTAAAAAAGAACAATTACAATATCCTTGGGTTTTAAGAAATGTCATCAAAAATAGACCATGAAATTAAACAATATCTTTTTGTAAGAACTAACATAATAAATATTCTTGCAGATGCTGCTGTAGCAGAAAGATTTATAAGAGCTCCATCTAATAAAAGATGTCCTAGTATGTATCAGATGCTTGAGACTTATTATGATAAAAAAGACTGGGGTTATCATGTTGAGCCTAAATTAAAATTAAGAGGCACTCCAAAACAAATGCAAAATTATGATACAGCTATAGATCTGTTATTGATGATTGAAACAGATATATCAGATGATCCAGTATTGATGCGTAAGATTTCTTGGATGAGAGCTAACAGAAATAAATGGACTGTGATTGGAAAGTA